AATGAATCGAAGCGTGCAGACTCCCCACGAAATAGATATGAGTTGTGGGGAATTAGTCTTCAGTGAAAGCCAGCGTAATAATCGATGCTGGCCGGTTGTGAGCGCGCACACTCTAAGTCGTAATAAGAAGAAATGACCTAGAGTTGTCTTCTACTATCAATCTGCGTAATAGCCGATGCAGATTGGTGATTTAGCGTTCCATCTCGTCAGGACCATATCCATCAATCGTAAAGATTGAGTCTAAGGCCTGACTATGATAGAACGAACCAGGTGTTACCATTCGGATGAAATCACTTTTTAGCTGCTCAAATGTTGAGGTCCCATACCTTGAGATAAAACAGCTCTTTGTCGTGTCATCTGGCTGCCAGACAACACCAGTCTTGATTTTTGGAAGTTGAGAAAGATTTGCGATGGTGTCAGTAGTCTTCAGTTGAGCAAGTACATTCATGATCCAATTACGGACCAAAGGGACAACTGAAAAACTAACAAACGCACCTTGCAACACCGTTTTCCACCAAGCAAGTGGATCTTGGTATCTACGCAAGCACCAACCAATCTTGGTTAAACTCCTTCCAAGAATTGGTGCCATTACGTTACCTTGCCGGGTTGGCCAAGGTTGACATCCAAGAAATGTGATGCGTTCGTAGGACTTATACGCAAATTTATTTTTAAAACCAAGACGGGCAAGAACTGATCCCATTATATCCAAATCGATAAGGGAAGCAAAGACTGGATCCATTGCCATTGTACAATCATCGCCTGCAACAATGATACGAAGAACATTGTGCAAATAATCAATTGGCACATCTGCGGCGACTGAAATTGCATATGCATGGAGGAAGGCATTCAACACAGAATTGCACAAGGTTGTAAACATGGAACCACTTTTCATGGTACCACAGATAGAATATCTGTGGCCATAATTAGAGGAACCTTCTGTTTGATACTGCAAACCAAGCACTGTGTAGAATCGTTTTGTAAACCCCTTCCCTCTCAATGTGAATCTTCGACAAAAGGTCTCAAAAAGTTCCCAAGCCTGTTTTGAAACACAGCGGTCATAGCCGGAGAAATCATCATCAGCTAGACGCCAACCAGGCGGAACCTTGTCAAACCATTTTCCAACCTCGCGGTTATTCCGACCAGAGCCCAAACAAACCCAGTTATCTAGTGACCAAGCACTAGCTAGATACTTGTATATTGCATGCATCTCGCGTGCAACACAAGCGTTGGACTCCTTGGAGTAGGCTTGTATAACCCGACCAAGGTAT